GGGAGCTGGTATCGAGTCCATCCCCAGCTTGCTGGCAAAGTAGTCAAAATTAACTACGTCGGGCTTGTCACCGACTAGCTCAACCAGTGCAGGGGTTTCGGGTTTGTGGTTGTGTGTGCCCACCACGCGAAGGACTCGCGCAGTATCGGCTGGCACTGACGTATCTATATCGAAGCTGTGTTCACTGCACTTACGTTTGAAGTGTTCCGCTACCGGCTTCCACTGCTCTACTGCTACAGGCTCAGACAACACCCAGTAGACATGCACGCCGCGCCCAGAGTTCACCATAAGAGGTTTTGGTAAACCTAATGTAGTACAAAAGGCTTGTAGCTCTTGTAGCGCTTTCGCTTGTGAAGCAAATTCTTTATCTGGCCCACAGTCTAAATCTAAAAAGAACGACTTTATTTGTTTAGCGTCCTCCCCCTTGCGCGTACCCTCTTTCGTGTAATTACTTACAGCGAAGTAAGTATCCCACCCGTCGCCGTCGTAGTAGTCGGCGGCTTCAGCCAAATCTTCCAACGAATGAAAGTACGCTTGGCGGTGTCTGCCTTGAGCCAGACTATTTCGGAATAAAACATACACTCCCTCATAAGGCAGTACATGCCGTAAAAATTCTATTGTATTCATGTTTGCACCCGATGCCGAGAGACACTATGGCAGGGATGTCGGCACATCCTTTTCGGTGCGACCTAGCCATAGTGGAGTTGCTATTAGCGGTTAGTCATCCCAACCTTCAATAACAGAACTCAGGTCATCGTCATCTTCCTTGGGTGCGGGGGAAGACTTCTTCACGACCTTCTTGGGTTCCTCCACTGCTGGAGTATCTGGCTCATCGCCAAATGCGTCATCCAAATCATCAGCAACGGGTTCCGCGCTGGTGCTGGTAGTATCACTAAACGGATTATCAGGTTGAGCAACGTAGCCTTCCACAACACCGAAAGGTGAGCGTGACTGCATTGGCTTATAATCAATTACCTGTACGCCGTTCAAACGTAGGCTTACCCCGTTTTCTCGCATGTTATATGGCACAAAGGTGACCGCGAGATTCACAGTGCTGCCTGTAGTTAGCTGAAAGTCTTTTGCTAACTCGTTGTTCTTCGCATCAACTTGCAAAGGCGGCTTGGTCAAGTCAGTGCCATAAGCTCCCTTCAACTTAGCCTTGCCAACGTAGTTACCGTCATCGTTTTTCTTAAACGGCAGTGCGAATTTATCGGGCCAGCTACCTTCTTTCTTAGCGTCGTATGCCGCTTTCATTGCCTTGAACAACGCTTTAGCTTTCGCTTCAGCCATTACAAAAGACATCTCGTACGCCGACCCATCGTCTAGCGGATCGCACTTTATAGAGCCACCTTTGCCACCGTTCGCTTTGTTATCAAACTTATAAGTGGCGTTAATCCGTGGGTACAACGCCTCGACGTTTTCCACTGTGTAGTACATATTTACTTCAGCCATGTTTTTGTCTCCTTTAACTTAGACTGTTTATGTCGAACCCTTCAGTTTTCGCAAATGGTGAACCCCTACCAACAACGCTTGACTTCGGGTCAAAGGCTATAGCCTCTAACGTGTCAGGGTGATCCACCATAAACCTGACCCTATCAAGCTCGTCTTCTTCTAACGGACGCTGCGGGTAAAAGAACAGTTTTGGTACAGGACTGCTCCTGTCAAAACTTATCCTAGTGACCACAGCTAATGAGGGGGTTTGATGCCCACTCAAAAATTTAGCGTACGCTTGCAAGGGCATTGCGCTCTTACTCCGTGCGCTACCAAATATGGATGAGGCAGGAACCTGTAATTGGTAAACCACATCTAACGCTTGCTCCTCAACAACCGCCAGCCGTTGGTGAAACCTACAAGCCCTGCCACCTCCACCCCCTGACCCCCTCACATTTTGCACGCAGTCCATACAGCGTGCGCTTTCACGTCGGTCATCAGGCACGTCGGGTGCGGGTGTCTGGGTGTTCAACGACCAACATTTTGGTAGCTGCTTGGCATTAACATCATAGTCTCTGGCATAGTAAGAGCGAGACACTTCCGCTGCATTTACTATCACTATATCTATTAGCCCATCAGCTTCCGGTTGATTGTCTAGGCCCGTAAACCTGCTACCCGCTATACTGACTCGACGCACTAAACATCTACGTCAGGATCAAATGATGTCGGGTCAAATACCTCAGACAGTTCTTCTTTTACGTCTTCCGTAGGCTCAAGGTGACTTTTGTAAGACATAAGTGCTTGTGACACTCTCTCCAAGTCAAACCGCTGGGTTTTACCTATTTTAACATACGTGCCAGAAGGCACAGCACCGTCCCGCACCCACTTACGAGCCGTGGATAAAGACACACTAAAGTGCTTGGCGACATCCTCAATTGGAACTAACTGCTGCATCACGCTTTCCTTATTGTGAGCGCGAACTCTGCATCTACGTTTAGCCCTTTCGGAAGCAGGTCAGGGTTATCTTCAAGAAATTCCCTCACATGCTTCTGGTTTAGGCGCTTGTCCAAGAACTCAGGCACTTCATGCTCCAAGATAAACTTATGCATGGATTCCCAATCGCTAGTCCAATACTTTTGCTTCACGGTACGGTAAAACGTACCCACATCAGTCTTGACACTTTTGATGTCGTTCTCTTTCAAATAGTTGAGCAGTGCGCTTTTTATTTTATCTTGCTGACCTACTAAATTGTCATCAGCTTCCTTAAATTCGGCGGATATACGTTCCCTTTCGCCCTTGATCTTGAGGTAAACCTCAGTCAACTTCTTTACGGAAACGCCACCTACCTCTACTGCATCAGCCATGTTATGTATCCTTCCATTGCCGAGAAGCACAATATAAAGGTAGCTAATACCTTACGCAAGTATTTCCTTGTAGAGATCAATAATCTTTGTGTGAGTGTGTATTTTGTTATCAAGAAGTGCGTACACACGCTTTTCTACGTTAGATCCTTGTAACTGAACCACAGTACACTTGTGGTCTTGCCCTGCTCTATGAATACGAGCGTTAGCTTGGGCGTAAGTCTCCACTGAGCTAGTTGGCCCCCACCAAACTACAGTGTTTGCAGCGGTCAGCGTAACGCCATGTGCAGCGGCTTGTGGTTGAATCACCAGCACTCTGGGGTTGTCTGTCTCTTGGAACTCTCTGAATATGCGAGTGCGATCCCCCGCTTTTACTGCGCCACTAATTACTTCAGTAGGTATTTTGTCTTTACGTAGCTTGTCTGTGAGTAGCTGAATTGTGTGTCTAAACGGCACGAACACTAGAACCTTTTTGCTTGACTCATCTATAACTTCTCTTAACACCTTATATCGGTGTTGAATGTCGAACTCCACCGTGTCACCGGAGTCGGTATACACAGCACCGGAGCTAATCTGTAAGAGCTTGTTCATGTTCACCGCAGCGGTGGCAGCGGTAACGTCTTCGCCAGCCGCTTGCATAATCATTTTGTCTTTTAGCTCTTTGTAATATTTTTCTTGCTGACGTGTCAGGGGTATCTCGCGCTTAACGTACATGATGTCCGGTAGGTCAAGGCACTGTTCTTTAGTAAATCGTATAGCCGGTTGTAGTGCGTCGAATACTATTTTTGTTGAGTCAGGCTTAGGCACCCATTTGAAACTGGTCACTTTGTACATGACCATATCGCGGAACGACCCCATAAAGCGCGGTACACCTTTGGGGTTAACAAGTTTAGCCAGACCGTACGCATCTACGGGGCTTTGTGCAGCGGGGGTGCCTGTCATCATCCACAACCACATGTCTGAGGTGAGCAGTTTGCCTAGTGTTTTCCAACGCTTAGTCTGTGAGTTTTTGTAGTGCGTGGCTTCATCCACAATAACTAAATCGAATCCACCCTCGGCTATGGCGTCAGCCACTATCTCTACACCGTCGTAATTTATTATGACGAACTCAGCATCGCCCCCGATTATATCAGCACGTTTCTTAGCTGAACCATAGGCCACATCTACCTTGCGATGCATGGCAAAACTAAACAGGTCGTCACGCCATGCAGAGTCCATGATAGACAGTGGACATATCACCAATGCGCGTTTGATTCGGCCTTGGTTCATCAAGAAATCTGCCGCCCATATCGCGCTAGCTGTTTTACCTGTGCCTTGTTCGTTGAAGCAGAATGCACGTTTGTTGAGTGTAAGAAATCCTGCTGTGGTCTTCTGGTGCTCAAACGGCGTGTGTTTACCCGTCCACTTATATTTACCTTCGATGGGCGACGGTGCTTGTATGTTTAGGTTCTTTAGTACGTGTGTCTCATCCACGCCCCAATTGACTACGACCCTGTTACCTGATAACTCCTTACTCTTAGGTATAACAGTGGTCACCTTACTCGGATTTTTAAGGCGTAGTAGTAACGCTTTGTTATCTATAACTCTCATTCCATGCCCCTAACCTATCCACTTGTACCACTTGGTTCCGTTCTTTACGTCAATGAGAATGTAACGCTGTTTTACGTTATAGACTGTCTGTATTGGAACGTCGGCTTCCTTTGCAATGTGTATAGACGGGATACGTTGCTCTTGCAGGGTTAGTATCTGCATAATTGTAGAGTCCTTTATAGGCTCTCTTCTTTCGGGCAATATTTTTGGTCTTGGGGGTTTTTCTTTCTTGTGCCACGCTTGTTGCGCTCTAATTGCTTCTGCAAACTTACTCATCATTTGGTCTCCTTATTAGTCCCGCCTTCGGTCATGTGCGGACGGGGACGCAGCAGTGAGGTGGGGTACTAATCCACCCTGACCTAATTAATCCCGCCTTCGACCACACTGACGGGAAAGTGCTAACAGGTAGGATATACCTTGGTCTTATTTTGTTCGCTTTGGCCTCTTACCATTACGACTTCTATTTTTGCTGGCGCTTTCTATACGTACGCCATCTCGGTTGCTGCCCCCCTTACTGAGCATCTTGTTATGGCTAACGTCTTTCCCCTCACGTTTGTCAGCCTTGCCATTCCTATTTGCATCACGCCCTGCCTTGTCCATAGCTCGACGCGCACGTTGCCGCTCCATACGAGCTTCATGTGCAGCACTACCCACTGGTGGATTCTTCTGCTTCTTGCGATCTGCTTTGTTCTTGTACGGCATTAGTTCTTCCCGTTGTGTGGGCACTCTAACACTGGGCACCATGCTTTACACAACCCGCTAGGGTTTGGGTTCCATGTATCATTTTGAAAAGCTGTTTCCATATCGTCGTACTTACTCAACCACTTGCCCCACAACTTTTGCTCATCTTCAATTGCGTAACGCTCTCGTATTAAGTCGTTACTCACTACAAACAGCAAGCCAGCCCGAACAGTCTCTACCTCAGGGTAGTGTTTGAACGTAGCCATAGCCATAAGTTCTAGCTGTCCTTTGTCTGCATATCTTGCCGACTTTCCTGTCTTGTAGTCAATGACCCAAGCTAATTTATCTTCATTATTTAATATCAATAAGTCTGCGATACCACGAAACCATACGTTACGGTCAAAGAAGTTACATGCTTCTAGATCTTCGGTCAGACCCATTTTTATTTCACATAGCTTCTCGCCTTTCTTGGCATTCAGTGCATCTAACGTCTTCTGTGCATAGCTAAACCGTGGGTCTAATTCACCACCATCACGGATGTAAGTCTCAGCAGCTTCGTGAAAAGCTGTTCCATACAGTGTGGCAGTGGATTCCTTGAACGGATACTGCTTGAGTATCTTCTCGTGATAAAACTGCTTAGGGCATTGCTGAAATGCCTTGATCTTGCTGAACGACCACGGTGCTACGCTCATTACTCGTTAGACTTTTTCTTGTACGTGCAAGAATTTTATTTTTGGCTCATCCTTGCGTAGTGCGTGATACTCCATCTGTACCTTAGCTGAGTTAATCATCTTGCCAGCAATGTTGGCTAGTTCAGAGGCTTCGTTAGCTGATATGCTACCCGAACGAAGCTCATCAAATACTTCAGATAAATACTTACGTAGTTCTACTACGTCTTTCATATTGGTCTCCTTTAAGTTCTCTTCTTAATTTCATTAGTTCTCTTTTAGCGTTAACAATTTCTTGGGGAAACTGCGAACCTTTTAAGGGACTATAATCAGCTAACATTTGACGAGCGTAAGCGTCTGAAATATTTTTTACTTTCTCCTTACTGTATCGTCTGTCGTATTCCCTCTTTTTATCTGCATGAACAGCCATATACTTAGCGCGAGTAGCTTTTCCTTTTTCTGAGCAAAAGTATTTAGCAGTGGCAATCTTGTTCCCCACTCGTACTTTGTCACGGTTGGCTGCTTCCCAAGCACGTTTTACTTCGTTATGTCTTGGTGCTTGCCTATATATTTTTCTTTTCTTGCTTACACACGGTTTGCAATTTCCATAGCTTCTACGTCCACCAAACCTCACTTTCCCCAAAGCGCAGTTAGCCAACACCACGAACTGCTTACAAAGTGCACATAACTTGTGTTCTTCGCCATCTATAACCTTGTAGAGATGCTCATGCCTACCTACTCTACCTATCACACTCATTATTCACAGTCTCCGTATGCTTTAGCCACACCGCTCTCGCAGTCAAGCGGCAGTCCTTCTGCCCAATCTGGCACGAACCGCATACACTCTTCAATGTACTGCTGTGCTTCACTAACTTCTTCCTCTGGTACACACGCGATTATAGAGTCATGCACCGTTAGTACAGGTGCGTATCTCTTACTTATTAGTAGCATTTGATCGGCTATGATGCAACGTGCCACTGCCTGACATATGTTCTCTACACATTTGCCGCCGTATATCTTGGTGCGCCCCCGCCTAGTCTTGTATGTAAACTGCAGTCCTTTCTCATCTTGTTCGCCCGTAAGATCTTCGTACCGCATCACTAAATCTGATGGCAGCCGAACGCCTTGTAACGCAGCTATGGGTTCTATAACAGACTGCTCGCCTATGTTGACCACTGAGTTCTTAGACAGTTCTTCCAACATAACATTAGCGTCGCGCCACAACTTACTGATCTTCCAATTCACATCACGGTAGATGTTTATAACCCTACGGCACTGATCCATAGATAGCTCAACCCCAAAGTTCTTAAGCTGTGCTTGGAAGCGCAGAGCGCCCATACCGTACCCAGCGCCAAGTATTGTGGTCTTACCGACGAACCGCTGCTGTGCAGTTATGTCTTTCTCTCGCACATCATAGATCCTTGCAGCCATCTTGACGTAGACATCCTCCTTGTTGCGGAACGCCTCGGTCAGATCATCCTGCCCAGCGAACCATGCCAACACTCTCGCCTCTATTTGCGATGAGTCACAGTCTATGAGCATGTAGCCTTCGGGGGCCATGATGCTCTTCTTTAACATCTTACCGTCAGGCCCACGGCTCGGTAGGTTCTGTAGGTTTATCTTGTCTGACCCGCCCCATCTACCTGTGTGCGCTGCGTAGTACCTCACTGGAACCGGCAATGTTCCGCGTTTCGCGATATCTATAAAACGCTGCGTGCGGGTTTCCTCCAACGTGCTTTTGTTACCGAGACGCGCAGCTACTAAGGCTTGTACGTTCAAATTGTGGTGTTCTATAAGCGCCTTGAACTCTTCATCTGTCTTAGCG